TCGCCAACAATCTCGAACGCTTCCCGGTGCTGGCCGGCATAGAGGCGCTGACAATCCTCGTCGACCACGACGCCAGCGGCACGGGTCAGAAAGCGGCGGCCGCCTGCGCCACGCGCTGGAGCGCGGCCGGCCGTGAGGTCATCCGCCTCACACCGAAAGCGGCGGGTGCCGATTTCAACGATTTGGTGCTCGCATGACCCGCAATTATCAAGATGACATTGATGAGCAGGTCGATCAGCCGCACGCCGGCGCGTACGACGACGATCAGCGCACGGACATCCCGAACGCCGAGGATCCCGGAGAATTCAACGGCAAGGGTAAGGCTACTAACGGGCACGGCAGCGGTCCCGCTGAACCTCTTCCATTTCTCAACATCGCCGCTATGGGCAACACCGAAGCGCCGCTGCGCGATTGGGCTGTGCCCGGCCGCATTCCGTCGCGGCAAGTGACATTGTTCTCCGGCGAAGGCGAGATCGGAAAGTCACTTCTGGAAATGCAGCGCGCGTGTGCGCATGTGCTCGGGCGCGATTGGGTCGGAACCTTGCCGGAGCCGGGACCAGCAATCGTATTCAACGCCGAGGACGAGGCGGACGAGCTACATCGCAGGCTCGCGCGCATCGCAGTCCATTATCAAACAACCTTCGCTGAGTTGGCAAACGGCGGCCTTCACGTTCTATCGTTCGCCGGCAAAGACGCCGTTCTTGCCCACGCGGACAAGTCCGGCTTAGTCAAGCCGACTCCGCTTCTGGCTCGACTGCGCACAGCGGTGCTGGACATCAAGCCGAAGTCCGTATCCCTCGACACGTCGGCTGATGTCTTCGTGGGCAACGAGAGCGACCGCAGCCAAGTCCGACAGTTTATCGGCCTACTTCGCGGGCTCGCCATCGAGGGCAACACCGCGATCTCGCTCTGCAGTCACCCTTCGCTGACGGGCATCAATTCCGATACCGGCCTGTCGGGCTCAACCGCGTGGCACAACTCGGTCCGCGCCAGAGCCTACTTCAAGGCCGCCGCGACCGCAGACGGCGAAATGCCCGATCCTGATTTGCGCGAACTGGTCTTCCTCAAAAACAACTACGGACCGAAGGCCGAGCGTATCCTTTTGCGCTGGCGTGACGGCGTGTTCATCGTCGAGCCGAAAACCGGCTCGTTGGAGAAGATGGCCGCCGACGCAAAGGTCGAGGAGCTGTTCCTCAAGCTCCTCGACCGCTTCAATGGTCAAGGCCGGAACGTCTCAGAGAAGTCGGGGACGGCCTACGCGCCCGCGATCTTCGCCAATGAGCCGGAAGCCAAGGCCGTCAAGATCAGCAAGGCCGCATTGGCGGACGCTATGGGCAGGCTGTTCACGGCTAACCGCATCCATCTTGAGCAATACGGTTTCCCGTCCCGCGGCACGTTCAAGCTCGTTTCGGGGGCAAAGCCATGACTGTCGACCACACTGTCGACCACCGTGTCGACCGACTGCCGACCACTGTCGACCGGACTGTGCTGTGCACCCCCCCTTATACCCCCCCGGTGGTCGACACACAGTGTCGACCGCTCGGGTGGTGCCCTCGCGGATCGACACCGTCGCCCAAGCGAACAGCATCGCCGCTCACGACAACACCCCCGCGGCCGCGGCCGCAACAGACGGAGAAAAGAGACAATGAGCGACGTGTGCATGTTCTGTAACCGCGAGACGGTGGAGGGCCGCGCGGTCTGCGCCGAGTGTCCATCGCCCGTCGAGGTCCTAGCGATGGACATCAGCGATCTTCAAGACAGCGTCGCCGAGCTAAATCGCCGGCTCAGCGGCAAGAGGCCGGGCGACATCGATGAGGAGCAGATGAGCGTGAAGGAGCGCTACGAACGAATGCTGCGCCTCGTGCAGGCCGTGGTCGGCGAGCGGGGCCGGTGATGACCGCAACCGACGAGGACATCGTCGAGGCAATCGCCGAGCAGATCAGCGCCGATATGGACAAGCACCTGATCGGTCGGAGGGCGCGAGTGTTCCTTCAACTGAAGCTCCGACGCCTGGAAGGGCTCTACGGCGTCAAGATCGTGAATGCGGCACTACGTCTGCAACGGCGTCAGGAGAGGGAGCGGTATCGCGAGATGGTGCGCCGCGGGCGTGAGCTTCGCGCGCGTGAGCGTCGCCAGAAATCCAAGGGCGGGGTGAAGGTGAAGCTGTATGACTAACGCATTGAAAGTAATGAGCTTTTTGGGTCCCTCTGGAGCAAAAAAGAAGGCCCCCCGGGATACGCCCCCGCGCACTTTGGTTCCAGCGTGTCGCAAAAACTTGAATCTCAACTTTAACGGAGGGTGACGACCTTGGGCCGAAAAGCGGGCGTCGTGACGAAGAAGGCCTTCGCTGGTGTGGCGAACGTCTCGCCGTCGCGAGTGTCACAGTGGATTCGCAGCGGACAGATCTCCGGCGAGGCGATCGTCGGTCACGGCCATCGTGCCCGCATTTGCGTTTCCGTGGCCCTGGAGCAGCTCAAGCGCAACCTCGACCCGGTGCAGCACCTTGGTGCGAACGGACGCGCCACGGTCGACGGCAACGGCGCTGCTATGGCTCCTACGGTCGAGCCAACGATCGAGAGCGAGATCAAGTCGGCACGGCTGCAGCAGCTCGCGTTGAGCAACGCCAAGGCTCGCGCTGAGGCCGCGGCGCAATCGGGCCGGTACGTGCTCGCCGCCGACGCGCGCCAAGAGATGGGCCGCGTCGCCGGCCGGCTGATGGCGGTGTTCGAGTCGAGTTTCACCGAGTTCGCAAACGCGCTCATGGCGAGCCCGCCGGCGACGTCACGAGACGCGCTGCGGACATTGCGGACCGTGTGGCGCTCGATCCGGGCGCGGCAGGCGAAGGCCGCGGGTGACGAGGCGGCCGCACTGCCGCCGCTGATAGACGATGAGGAGGAGGGGGAAGATGCTACTCGCCAATCCTGAGCGCTTAGGGCTCGATGTAATTGCAAGCGCGCTAGAGCCGCCTGCCGAGATCGACTATCTCGCCTTCGCCGAGCAACACGTGACGTTTGACGACGGCCCATTTCAGGGGCCCTACAATCGCCAACTCTCGCCATTTTTCGACGAAATCCTCCGGGCGCTTGGTCCGGGTGATCCATGTCGTTACGTCACGTTGATGTCGAGCGCGCAGGTGGGAAAGACTACGCTTGCCAACATTTTCTGCTTGGGCTCGATCACGCTTGGCCAAGGCTCGTTTTTGTTCGTCCATCCTACAACCGACAATGCCTTGCGCTTTAGTAAGATGAAGCTCGCGCCGATGATGAAATCGATCGCGATAGTGCGTGACCAGTTTCCACAGAAGGCAAACGATACGCTGTCGTCGATTTTGTATAAAGAACGGCGCGATTCTCTCTCGCGCTTGCTGATCACGGGTGCAAATAGTCCGGCGAGTTTGTCGCAAGTGACGGTCAACAATAGCGTGATGGACGACATTTCTAAGTTTGAAGTCTCCAATATGGGCGACCCGGAGCTGATGGCGGAATCTAGGTCCCGCGCGATTGCCGACGCCAAGATTTTCAAGATCAGCACGCCGCTGGTCACGCCGGGTTGTCGCATCACGGGCAACTACATGGCGGGCTCGCAGGAGCAGCCGTTCGTTCCTTGCCCTCATTGTCAAACTATGCAAATCCTGGAGTGGGAGAACTTCCTCGCGGCGCTCGATCCGGCCGATCCTGATGATGCGCATTTCACGTGCGGCGCCTGCGGTAGCGTGATCGAAGAGCATGACCGGCCGAAGATGCTTGCGGGCTTTGAGTGGCGTGCGGCCAATCCTGCCGCGGCGAAAGAGCATCGATCGTTCTGGATCTGGTCGGCGTACTCCTACCTACAAAGCTGGCCGCAGATCGCGCGCGAGTGGCTCAAGGCGAAGGGCGATCCGGCGGGTGAAAAGACTTTTTACAATGACGCGCTCGGCAAAGCGTACGAAACGCGCGGAGACGGCAGGCCGTGGGAGGAGTTGCGGGATCGCGCGCTCAAATCTCACTACGCTCGCGGCGAAGTGCCGAAGGGTTGTCTGCTTCTATTTTTGGGCGTCGACGTTCAGCTCGATAGGTGCGAGTGGGTTTTGATCGGCTGCGGCGAGCGGTATCGGCGCTTCATCGTCGATATCGGCACCATCGGAAAACACATCAGCGAACCGGATGCGCAGCGGAACCTCGATCTGTTACTCGATCGCGTATGGATCAATCATGTCGGTCGCCCTATGGGCATCACGATGGCGGCGATCGACGGCAACTTCGCGACCGACGATGTGCTCTCTTATGCTCGGCGCCATCCGTCTTCCAAGTTGATCGCGGTGCGCGGTGTTCACGGTGATGCAGCGCCGAGGATCTCGCGGATCCAGCGCGAGCGTAACGAGAAGCGCGGCACCTTGGTGAAATACAGCCGCCGATTCTTCAACATCGGTGTGAACATCTTCAAGATCGCTTTGTACCGAGATTTGGCCAAGGACGATCCGACATTGCCGGGTTTCATCAGTTTCCCGCGCGATCTGCCGGATCGGTTCTATCAAGAACTTGTTTCTGAGACGCGCGTTGCTCACCGGCGCATGGGTCAGGTGGTCTGGAAGTGGGAGAAGCCGGACCGGCAGGCGAATGAATGCTTGGACTGCACCATCTATGCGAGCGCCGCCGCGATCAAACACGGCGTGAACTGGATCAGTGATACCGGCTGGCGAAGGTTGGAAGCGGAGCTTGAAACGCCAATACCGCCGTCGGGCAGCTTGCTTCCAAGTCAGCGTCAGAGGGACGGCAAGCGGATAATGCGGATCGTCGAGCAATTACCAAAATAAGGGAACGACAACATGGCCAAGATTCAGATTTTCAAGATCGAGTTGACGGACCACGCATCAGGCGCGCGCCTGACGCTCGCTGCCGGCCGTGATCTGGACGGTAACTTTTATCTGGACTTCGTCGGCAACTTCATCCTGCCGCTGCTCCAGGAACAGGCCGCGGCCTTTGCGCGTGCGGTCGCGCGCATGCGGTGGCGCCGGAACCAGGCGACGCCGAAGCCGGGCTACGTATGGCGCCGCACGGTCGGCGACGGAGTGAGCGCCGGCTTCCGGCTGGAGTTTGGCCTCACCGACGAGGGGCGCGTGTACGTCGAGACCGCCGGCACAAAAATAGTTTGCGATGATGCACAGGGCGATCTGCTGCTCGCGGTGCTCGAAAACTTTGCCGAGGATGTGAATGTCGTTTTAGCCGGCGGCGCGCAGCAGTTTTACCACAACCTTGCCCCTGGGCTGGCCGGGCCCGGTTGGATTCCCGATTGGGCGGACGACAAATGGTGAGCACCCCCACTATACCGCACAATGGAACACCGACTGTCAGCACGATCACGGTCAACGGCAAGCCCGTCGTCGTCGTCACGTTGCCCAAGAGAGGCCCACGGCGATGACGGCACGGCTCGGCACTGTCCCCACGACGGCTGAGCGCGTGGAGTGGCTCGAGCAGCAGCTCGCTGACGCGCTGGCGAGGATCGCCGTCCTCGAGGCTCGCGGCGACGTCGACGATCAGGCGGATGGTCCGGCGCCGGCGGCGCTGACGCCGAATTGGCGGCCGATCAAGGCGGCGGCGCCGCTGGCCGGCTACAGCGAGTCCGGGATCCGCGTGGCGATGAAGCGGCACAAGGGCGGCCCGAAATGGTGGCAGTATCGGGATGGCAGGGTGCTGGTCGATGTGGACACATGCCCGCGCAAGCAAAAACGAACGTGACACTTCGCGCGCGTCTTTCCGGTGCTATTCGTGACGGTGATGATTCGATCGGATTGAGAAGGACGCTAGATGTTCAAGAATAATCCATTCGCCGGCATTACGCCCTTCCGTGGCGGGAACGGCTCCGTGCCGTCGATCGGCGGCGTTCCGTCGATCTCTGCCGCGCTCGTCGCGGTCACGCGAGCCGAGGACGCGCTCGAAGCGGCGCGGCGTCAGGCGAAAGCCGTCGCACGGCGCGAGGGTCGCGGCGTTAAGAACCTCTTCAGCGAGGGCAAGTTCGTCGCGCGCGCCAGCGCCGAGAAGTGGGTCGATCAGGCGCGGGCGGAGGGCTTGAAGGCCGGCGCTAATTTCATGGCCGATTCGGTTGAACGCGTACGCAACCCCGACCCCGCCGACCCGCTTTATCATCTCGCCGTGCGTCTAAAACGGGACGGCATGGCGCCGCTGGCGGCGATGGAGCGTTGGCACGAGGAGATGGAAAAAGCCGGCTTCTTCTCGGCCCTCGGCGCGGGCGACTACGACAAGGCTGCGGAAATCTGGCGCGCGCACAGCCCCGAAGTCTCCGGCAAAGGCGCGGCGATCGTCGCCGCCGGCAAGCGCGCGAGGATGTCCGCTGACGCCGCCGGCGAGGTGCCGGATCCTGAGAAGGGGAGCTTCGCGG